CGAGCCTCACAAGTGGCAGGATTTGCTCGATCGCCCCGCCGGCGAGGGCGAGAACCAATGCCCGGATCGCGGGCCGGGCCAGCATCCAAACGGGATAGGCGACGATCGGCACCGCCCGATCGGCGAGGGCGTCGAACAACCGGGCGACGGCCTCGACCGCGAATGACTTCTTCTCGTCCCCGGTCATGCTGCCGACGGCGTCGAGGGCGGCGACCGTCAGGTGGAGCAGGGCCACCATCAGCTCGCCGAACTCCTGCCACGTCAGGCCGTCCACAGTGGCAGCACGGGCACTCGCGATGAACAGGGCGACCTTGTCCACAACCGATGATTGCCCATCGGCGGCAGCCTTTGAATCGCTAACCTGACCGATCATGCGTTCCCGGCGTAGACGCCGACCCCGACCATGGTGAGATCGACGGTGTACGTTCCGGTGGGACCGCTCGACAGCGATACGGAGACGCCGGTGGCGCCGACGGCGTAGTCGGCCCAATGCACCTGCCCACCGACACCCACCCGCGTGCCGGTGATGCCTCCGGGGGCCGCGAGACTTAGGAATCCACCCGTCGGGCCGGAGACGACGTTGACCAGCAGCTCTTTAAGCGTGCCGATGGCCAGGATGCCGGTCACGCCGAACGCCTGGATTTCCAAGCCTCCGATCGACAGACTACTGCCGGATCCGGTGCAGATGATCCGCTGCGAATGGGCGACGTTCGCCTGGCCAGGCCCGGTTCCGTTCGTGATGCTTCGCGCCGTCCGCTGCTCGGTGCCAGCCGACTGCGAGGCGACAGTGTCGGCGTTGGACAGCGACCATGAAAGCCGCGTCGCGCCGGCGACGGTGAGGCTATTTGCCATCGGTGGAGTCTCCTGTGGTTGCGGGCGAGCGCGGCGGTGGGCCGCCTAGCGAAATAACCTGGGGAGTCGCGGCCTCTTCCGCAGCGACGGGCTCGGCCGGTGCGTCTGTCTTGGACTTACCCATTAGTTCAGCCTTCCGGATTGGTGGAGTCGGATCGCCTCGGCCAGCGTGACGCCCAGCCGAATCGCGAGGTGTTCGTAAAAAGTCAGCCGGGGCCGCTCGTCGGGCCGCTTGCTGGTGATGCAGCCAACACCGACACGCCGGTGTGGCTGGTAGTGAATGTGTTCTCCTGACTCGCCAGCCGACGCCAGCGGCTCCCGGCCCCGGGCCGTTGTCCGAAATAGCGACTCGCGGGCCATGCGGCTCTCCTACCACCATTGTACGGTTGTTCAGGTAGAGTCAGGGCGCGTACAACCGGGGCCGCGGAGCGTCCCACTGTTGATCTCCGGCCACAGCTTGTCGGAGTGGATCGCCGCCAGCAGGTTCCAGGCGGCGTGGCCTAGGTGCGGCTCGGACCGGTCGCCCTCCAAAAACTGGAAAATGTGGGCGATGGCATGGTTCAAGAGGTCGTGAACCGGCATTCCCTTTTCCCAGTTCCAGTCGCCGTACTTGCCAGCACCCTCGGCACAGGCCCGCGCCACCTCGCGGAGCCCGATCGGCGAAACCAGGTCGTAGCGAAACTCCTCGACCGAGTCGCTTCTCACAGCCCCGGTGCCGAACTTCGCGGTCGTGCCTGCGGCCGGCTCCGGCCGATCGCCGCTTGCACCGTAAACCCGCCGGGTGATCGGCTCGCCGTCCGGGGCTATCTGGTCCCGCTTGTATTTCTCCCACGCCGCGGAGATCGCCGCCGCACTCGCCGCACCGTCCGCCACGCCGCTCGACCTTGTTGCTTCCAGCATCCGTTCCCTTTCTCTCACGAGTCTCATGCAGTGTGCGGCCAGCGTCCCCGCTGTTCCGGTCCACTGCCCTTGATAGCGACGGGCGTCACGCACGACCGTCGCGATGTATTCCTCTGATAGCGGTTCGTTTGACGAAACCTCGGTACAAGTTTCTAAGTGACTAGGTTTTGTCACGACGGCACCTGCCGCCGTGGGCCGGAGACTGCGCCAAGCCGCTCGCGGGCCTCTGCAACATCCTTGAGCGTCCACAGAAACTTTTTCTGCAGCAACGGAACGCTGCTGCTTTTCCGCATGTTCTGGCTTTTCCATAGCGGGCGAAGGTTCGTGTAATGAAACGCGACCCTTTGCTGGCCTTCATCGCGAAGATCAAAAGCAGAGCAAGGAATGATGTGGTCGATGTGCCACTCGCTCCTGTTTTGCCAAGACATGCCATCCGAAAACTGGCACTCCATCCATGCCGCAAGCGCTTCAGTGCTACAGCCAGTCAAGTCTTCCGTGCCGGCCGCCTTGCAGGCGCCGGCTCGACGTGTCGCTGTCTTGACTCTTGCACGAAGTCTTTCGGCTATCGCGAAACGCTCGTCAGTTCGACGCTTCATCCTCATGTATTCGGCGGCCCTCTTGCGGTAGCTCTCGCCGTGGTACTTGATCCACACCTCTCTCCTCAAACGGAGACGCTCATCTGGCGTCATCTCCATGCGTCGTTTCTTTTGATACACAGAGTTCGCAGCAATTACGGCCCGCCTCTGCTCCGGCGTCATCGAAGCACGTTTCTTGGCGGCACGAACCCTATCTCGGACGCGACGCCTTTCCTTTTGCTCTGCGTTTTCGGCGTACTTCGTCACCGCCCACCCCTCTCGTTGCCGCCCCCGACATACTCCATGTGCATCTCGTGCAGCCCACCACGCTGCGAATACACGAAACCTTGCATCGCACGCTCGGCCCCGACGAAGCCCATGTCGACGTGCCATGAATCCGGAGGAACGATCGTCGGTGCCGTCCGCACGATCACACTGTCGATCGTCCCAACCTCGGCGGCTTGGTGGTGAAGGTGCCCGACGTGCCACTCGCGATGCCGGCACTGCGACCACTGGGCCGCGGCCTCAATCGCCATCACGCCGGCCAGCTTCTTCCTCGCCTTGTCGCCGTGAGTGATTCCGATCAGATTGCCGCCGTGCGTTAGATACTTCCTCGACGTGAACTCTGCGTTGACCGACACACGCTTATCGTCCCGATACCGCTCGGCGAATATCTTTTGGAGAGCCCACGCCATCGCGGTGTCGTGATTGCCGGGCACGAAGACAACCTCGGTCGGCAGCGTTTCGGCAGACTGCTCCACCACTCCGGCGATGGCAGCGACAGCCATCTCGATCGTCTTCTGCAGCCGAGAGTCGCGGTCGATATAGGTGCCGCCCGTAGTGGTCCCCGAGATCGTGTCGAAATGCAGCGTGTCGCCAGCGAGGACAATGGTCCGCCGGCACGAAGCAGCACTCCGGTCAATCAGCCGGCTCGCCGTCTTTCCAACCAGCTCGGCGGCGATCGACAAGTCGTAGTCGCTGCCGGTCGTGTGCCGCCACGACCGACCGCCGAAATGCAGATCGCTCATCACCAGCACACTCCACAAGCCGGACTGCTTGCGGCCGTGCCCGCCACGCTTTGGAAGCCGTAGCGAACTAGCCGCGGCGGCGATCAGCCCGTCCACGATTTCCCTAGTTGTCGGCCCACCCCTCGGCCTCAACCGGACAAACACGCGAAACAGCTCGGTGACGACGGGCTCGCCTGTGGACTTGTCTGCGGTCAGCCCTTCCCACTTCGTGGCTTCGCTCACCGCCACCTCAAACCGATCCATGTCCGCGTCGATGTGCCGCAGCAGATCCTCCACCGTGCGGATCGTCCGCGAGACGCTACGGGCCTCCACGGCGTCGCCGCTGGACCGCTTCGTTACTTCTTCGATGGTCAGGCCGTCGCCGCCGGCAGCCGTCACGGCGGCCTTGGCAGAAACGCGATCGGCTAATCGCGGCGACTTAGCCATACACGCATCCCCTGCGGTCCGCACACTTCCCAGCCGCTCGTCGCGGCTTCCTCGATCAGCAGGTCCGCGAGGGACGAAGCCGACGCCTGCAGTTCGCCGGCCTGGAACCGGCGGCGGACCTCGAGCAGCTCTGCCTGGGCCTCCGGCGGCAGTTTGTCGAAGAAGTTTCGCGGCCGGCTTGGCGTGGCTGCGATCCTCTCGGCAACCCGGTCAACGAGTGATTGACGTGCGGTCATTCATCGAGTTTGCCCATACCTGTACGGGCGTCAACCCCGGGATTTGCCGTCGATCCAGGCGGCATCCCCAGCCATTTCTCCCCGATGGCATTGAGGGCGGCCTGTCGCTCCGGGCACGCGCACGGCCCGCCGACGAACTTCTCGACGCGATCCTTCGTGATGCCGATCGCGTCGAGGGCCGACGCGACGCGGTCGCCCAGGCCGGGAACAACTGGGCCGCAGTTGCGGCGAACGTCCAGCCGCGAGACACGCGCGCCACAAGAAACGCACGACAGCGTCTGCGAATCGATTTTGCACAGTTTCTCTCTCACCGACGCTTCACCCTTCGGCATTTGCGAAAATCAAGTAAGGATCCGGCGTGCCGCTGTAATACGCCCGCGCTTCCGTGACGGAGAACTCTTCATCTACAGCGAAAGATTTCCCGGGGTAACCTCCATCGCTGAAATCTTCTGTTACGGGAAAGGTGTTTGAAAAAACTTCTATATTTTCAACAGTAGACTCAAACGGTGGGTTTAGTCGTCGAAACCTAAATGAATAACGAGAGGACATCGTGTTGGGTAGGCTATACGGGGGATTCCCACAGCTAGAAACCATGCTCTGCTGAAGACGGTAGAAGGTGTTGGCGGGAACGTATTCGTTGTAGCTGTCGGGAGTGCACGAATACGAATAGGTAACACTTGGACTACAGGAGCGTATGTGCATAGACAGTACGTGGTGCGTTTGCGACTGTAGCCCCGAGGAGCCATACGCTAGCTGGTCTTCAACTGAAAAAGTAAATGCGCGAGTTACTCTGATCTCAAGGTTGTCACCGTCTCCTTTTTCAACCGTGATCGTTAGGTTTTGGCTATCATATCGATGCTGCGTAAACCCTATGATCGCTCCCGAAAAAGGGTGCAGAATAGGCTTCCTAGCCAGCGAATATGTACCACTGAGGCTAGGCACAGTGACAGAAGCAGAAATGCTGTAAGGCTGGGACTGGGTGTAGGTTGAATGCGTGCGCTTTCCGGCCATTGATTTAGTGTTGCCCGGTGCGGTGATGTCGATCTCTATTGAGTCAGGAAATGCAAGCCAGCCGCCTCCTGGCCATCCGCAGGCCTTGCAGCATTCACTACACCCAAAAAAAACCATCACAAGCACTCCGCCGCGATCAGATGCCACGTCGAGTCCACGCTGGCGACGGCCACCCACTTCGACGCACTTCCGGACACCGTAATGGTTGCAAATCGGTTGATCCCAGTGATCGACACAGGGCCGCTTGATCCGGTTACTTGCGATCCGCTTCCGGAGTATTCCCACACGGTTTGCGTGCCGCCCTTAGACCACGTTCCAGTGATCTTCCCAACCTTTACGCCGCCCCCAGCGTTTGATCCGATTCTCACGAGACCCCACTTTCCGGTTCCGGTTCCGCCTTGCTTCCAGAGAATCGTCGCCTCGCCAGACGACGCCGTTTTTAGCTCGGATGCAGATCCTGTTTTGGTGGTCGCGTAACGATGGCTTGCGTCCACGATCTCCAGTTTGCATTGCACGACGCCATCCACGGCGGCCATGCCAATCTCACCTGGCTTGATCGGCTCGACGGCCACCGCGAACGCGGCCCCGGCGGTGGTTGTTGGCACGGCTCCTACGAGGCCCGGCCAAGATTGAAACGACTCTGTACCAGGTCCAGTAGCGCCGGACGGTGACTCGAGCACCCCGGCGATTTCCATCACCCCCCACCGGCTAATCGTTCCGCTGCTGGTGTTTCGCATTCGCACACGGAAGTTGCTTACCGGGAACGCCTCGTCTTCGCTGGCGAACCGAGGCTTCGTCACGACCTGGTCGATAACGCGATTCCACGCCTGGGACGCGATCTTGAGAGGCTCGCCGGGCCGGACTTTGCGAAAGGCGTTACTCATGCCTTGTTCTTCTTTTCGTCGTCAAGCGTAGATGACTTTTCTTTGTCGAGCTTGTGCGTGAACTCTTCGCCGCCGGCTAGGTAGAAACGCGGCCATTTGGTCCCAATATGCAGGTCGCCAAAGTCTGCCCGTGGATAAATCTGATCGACGTAGACGTACCTCGCGAACTTCACCGGCACGTCCTGGCTGACCTGGTCGCCGTAGTCGATCCAGAGGTAATCCCAGCCATCTTTTTTCGCGACCGTGATGTCGCCGATTTTTAAGTTTTCGCGAGTCTTGCGTGCAGCAAACGAGTAGGTGACAGGCACCATCGTGGATGATCGGTTTGACTCAAATCGTGCTCCGAGAAACAGCACCTCCCCCGGCTCGAATAGCCGCCACTCCTCTTCGTTTACCGTTCCAGTCATGTTGTGGAGCTGGCCGGCATACGGTTTCAGCGGGCCGTTGCTATCTTCCTCCGCATCCGTCTCCACGCCGTCAGGCTCTTCGCCGGAAAACAGATACCACGCCGGCACCAGCCACGTCTCGGTCCACGAGTATGAGGGCACGGTGATATCCAAGCCGTTGACCCTTCCTCCAGAGACGTTGATTGCTCCGTATGACTCCGGCGCCGCATCCTCACCAGGCGCGTAGCCTGTGTAGATCGGACCATCCGTGTCGTCGGGGTAGGCGACCGTGATATGTTCCGTGCTGCCGGTTGTGTCGAGCGAAAAACTGCTTGGCACCATCAACACGCCGTCGCCGTTTACGATGCCGCGGCCTTCGTAGGAGTTGACCCCTGCGTTCCCGTACTGGGCCGATATCTCGTACCAGCCGTTCCCGACCGCACGGCAGCTCAACTCGCCTCGGCGGTGGCCGTCGTAAAAGAGCGGAGCAATCTCGCGCCCCTTTTCCTCGGCCGCCTGGTAGCCGTCCATCGAGTGAACTAGCCATCGCATATCGACCTGACGGGCCATCATGCCGTCGGTGCCGACGCTGACCGTGCCGCTGCCCGAGTCCACTCGCTCGATGTCGTTGCTGGCGATCGGCGACGCGGTAGTCGTCGAAGTCGTTGGTGGAAGCCAGTCGATCGCCATTCAGCACCTCAAACAAATGCCACGCCGGAACCGCCATTGCCAAGCATTTGGCGCAGGAAGTCGGCAGTTTTTTCGGACGCCAGCGCCGTCCGCTCCGACGCGGACAGCAGGTCGCGATCGCTTCGGGCGGCTACGCCACCGGCTACGGCCGGGGCACCGTTCCGAATGCCGGCCTGCAGGGCGTCGGCATTGGGGATCGCACGACCGTTACGGACCAGCTCGTCGATCCCTTCGGCCATCCGGCCGGTGTTGGCAGCGGTCTCCTCGGCCGACGTGAGCGCCGGGCCGACGCCAATCTGGGCGGCGATCGCTGCCTCAAACGTCCCGATCGACTCGCCTTTTCCGAGGAGGTCGCCTACGGCTGCGGGTAGCTTTTTGCCAGGGACCGCGAGCGGATCCCGGAACTCGTCTCGACGAATGCCGGTCCTGTTCTTCGCCTCCATCGCACTGGACGACGCCTCCGACGACGACGCCAGCCACCATGCCGCGCTGCCGATCGCTGCAGCTGCACCAGCAATCCATCCAATGCCAGGAATCGCAAACATCGCGGTGCGAAGAGCCCCGAGTGCCACGGACAGACCGCCTACGGCGACAGAAAACGACCTCGTCATCGTCGCCGCCGTCGCCGACGCCGTGATGTACCCAGCCATCGCGAAGTTCACGCCCTGAAGGACGACCCCGACCCCGAGGGCGGCAACGCCAACGGCAAAGAGCCCACCAGCAACCAGCGACAGCAGCGGAGTAAGGCCAGGGATGCCAGACAGCAACCACGAAATGCCGTCAATGACTGCGATGACTGCCTTGGCGGCACCTCGAACCGCATAAGTGAACTCGCCGTCCGCGAACGCGATCGCCAGCCGCTCCACCACAGCGAGAAGCGCGTTGGATACGCCAGTGAGTTGAGACATGGCGATCTCGAACTTGTCGGAGACTGACCGGCTTCCCTCCATCGCATCAGCAATCGCCGCAAACCCTTCCTTCCCCTGCTCCGCAAACGCATGAATGACGCGAATGCCACGAACGTCGAACACCTTGACAAGCGCCTCGTTCGTCAGCATGGCGTCGCGGGCAGACTTGTCCATGCCCTGCATGGCTTTTGAAAACACGTCGGCGATTTGTGCCAGCGGGAGCAGCTTCCCCTGGTTGTCCACAAGCGATTCCATCGACAGCCCGAGTTGGGCGAGCGCCTCCTTGGCGTCATTTGTAGGGGCCAGCAGCTTCACCAGCAGCGTTTTGATGCCGGTGCCGGCCTCCTCGCCTTTGATGCCGTAGCGGGCGAGAACCGCCAAGCCTTGCGACAGACCGAAAAGCGATTGGTTTGTCCCCTTGGCAACACTCGCCACGAGGGCGAACGACTCGATCATGGACGCGATCGACGTTTCACTGGAGTCTGCGGCAGCGGACAGCGTGTTGGCGGCCTCCTCGGCCGAGATGCCGAACACGTTCATGGATACCTTCATAAACTCCGCAGCCTGGGCCGCCTCGACACCGCTGACCTGGGCAAACTCGACTGCCGCCTTCCCGGCCCCGCCGATCGCATCCTCCACGCCCATGCCAGCCTTGATAAGCAGCGTGAACGCCTGGGCGATCTTGGCTGGCGAAATACCCATCGACTTTGACAGCCGCAGTGCCTCCGCCCGCACGTCCTCCAACTGTTTTGGCGATATGTCTGCCACGGCCCCTTGCAGCTCCAGGAGAGAATCCTGGAACGTCGCGGCCGACGTTGCCGCCGCCAGCATTGGCAGCCCCATGGCCCCACCGGCGATCGCCATTCCCGTGCCGGCCCGCTTGAGCGTGCTCGACAGCCTGACGATCGAGTGCTGCGTCTTCTTGAGCGTCCGCGTGAACTTGTCGTCGTTCGCGGTTATTTCGATGAACGCCTTGCCGGCCCGAACTGCTCCAGCGCTCATATGATTTCTTTCAGCTCGTCGGTTGTCAGCGTCCGCACGATCGGCCGGCGGTCTCGCATTGGGTGGATGTCTGCGGCGTCATATGGCCGCGCTCGTTTTTTCGGGTCGCGATGGATCTCCGCCATCTGTGCTAGGAGGGCTGACGTGTGGTTCCACGCTTCACGCTGCCGGCCGCGGACGGCGGCGAGCAGCTCGCGGAGCGACCAGGGGCCGGGGTGGACTCCGATGATTCCGGCGAGTTCGTAGCCGAGTTCCCAGAGGTCCACTGTGCGAGGGCCGCGTCGATCTCCGCCTCGATCTGCGGCATCATCTCGTCCACCAGCTTGTCCGCCGCTTTTTCCGCCTCGCGAACTTTCTGCACGGCCGCCGTCAGGATCTTCCTCTGGCGGGGCTGGCAAAAAAAAACCATCTCATCCATGAGCGCCGCGTAGGCACACTCGAGCGTCGTGCCGTCAAACTCCGCGAAAAACTGTTCCGGCGTCAGGCCGCGGCTCTCAGCCTGCGGCTCGACCAGCGACCAAATCACCTGGCCAAGCGTAAACGGGTCGGCCAGTTGCTGCAGACTCTTCCGCTCCTCGGTCGCAATGTCAAAGAGCGACACGCCCGTATGGGATTTCACGCGGGCATAGGAGCCGTAGGTCGCCTCCAGCGTCCACGTTCGTCCGGTGCGGTCGGAAAACTCGTGCATCAGTCGTGCCCCCACGACCGCAAAGCGAACCGCGGGATCACCGCACCGTCCAACGACTCGTCGGCGTCGATGTCGTGGATGGTGAACTTGCCATCCAGCTCGAAAAGCCCGCCCGTCAGCTTCGCCTCCACCACTCCCGGGAGCATATATTCGCCCTTCTTCGCCAACCGCTTCTGGTACAGCTCCTTTGCCAGCGTCATGTCGGGCACAAGGATTTGTATCTCGTGGCTACGCATCACCACAATGCTTGAGGTCGTGGATGCGTTGAAACCAGTGGCGTCGATTTCGGTGACCGTCTCGCGGACACTCACGTCGCTGACGCCGTCGATCACTTTGCCGTCGATTTCCAGTACGCAGTCTTTCCCAAGAGCGAATACGCGATCTTTCAGCACGTCACGCTCCTCCGGTCAACTACGCGACCTGGACGCCGGCGTGTCGCTTGAGGCTGATCGTGTATTCGACGACACCGTCGATTTCTTGAGGCTCACTGACGTTGTTGACGTAGTAGATGCCGGTCGCCATCGAGCCAGTTGGCCCAATGCTCAGGATTCCCGTGGAGTGAATGGAGCAGGTGTGATCGAGACACACCACCTCAATCGAGGCGTTCCATCGCACCGGCACAAACTCTTGAATGTTCTCGCTGCCACGAGTCGTCACCTCGGCCTCGGCGGACGTTTCGCGGGTGAAAGACACGCTCTTCACGTCCTTGTTGAGGATCATGCTGCCAAACGAGAGGATTTGATCCTTGCCGAGTTTGTACGAATGGGCGACTGGCATGGTGTGCTCCTGTGCAGTGTGGCGGCGGCGGTTGCCACCTGAACGTCAGTATACCAGTTGGCTATCCGCGGCGGACGGTGAATCCGGTGCCGCGGGTACCTGCCGACGACTTGAACTGGCCCGCGAATGCCTTGGCGATCGAGCCGTTTGCCACGCAAAACTCCATGGCAGGCTTCATAAACGGGCGGGCTGGATAGGCGGCCACCGTCTGCAGCGACATGGGCCGCCAGTGAGTTTGATTGTGGGGACGCTGGCCCGTCGGCAGTTTCATGGTGATCGGCTGCCGCATCCCGCCGCGCTTTGTCTTGACCTGTGGAATATAGACCCACGTCCGCAGCCGCAGCACGCCGCCAAACTCGTGGAGGTACGGGATCATGCGTCCCTTTTTGGATGGACCGACGACCGCCGAATGGGTTTGCGAGTCGTAGTAGTTCCAGAGATTGCGGCGGAAGCCGAGGTAGCTGGCGAAGTGGCCGGCGTATGGTGTGTGCGTGTGCGGGGGCGTGCCGGGCGCCGAGGCCGGCGGCCTCTGAACCTCGCGTATGATCCTGTTGCCGAGTTTCCGGTTTGCTCGAGGCGTGCTACCGAGGACTCCCATCTGCATCAGCGACGTGATGCCGGCACCAGGGAACTTTTCCTGCACCTTGAGCGGCAGCCTCGCGAGACCGCGCTTCTTGATGATCCGCTTTGCCCGATCCTTCACCAGCATCGACGCCTTCGACAACGCCTTCAGATCCATCGCCGACATGGCCGCTTGGACGGCCGCCCGGTCGAAGAAGAAATCGACCGACGCCTTCATCCCGACAGACGGGATATTGGGCATCAGCCCAGGGATGCGTGGGATCATGGGAGTTTCGCGTTGGCGTATCGGTAGGTCACGACGATGTCGCCGAGGAACACCCGCGAGCCCGTCACCTGGTCGCGGTCGTAGGTGACTGCGTTGGTGATCCCCATCCACGCCACGCCGGACGGCATTGGAGGGCTACTGGCTGGCAGTTTTTTGGACCGGATCGCGTCCACGATATTGGTCCGGAGATCCACCAGGTCGTCCAGTTCCGCGTCGGTCACGAGTTTTTTGCCGATCACAACGTGGATTTCGACCTCAAAAAGATCAGCACCATGCGTGTGGTTGGTGACCTCCACGCTGCCAGGCACCACCGAAACCTTGATGTCCGCGAGATCCTCTGTCGTGTAGTCGGCGACGTAGGTACGGACGGCATTTACATCACCGATTTCACCGTCAAATGTGGCG